GAATATGTTGTTTGATCTGCGTTGAATAATCCTCTATTGCCTTCTCTATCATTTAAAGACTCTTTTACATTAAGTCCAAAAGACTTAACATAATAGTCACCAGACTCGGCATATGTTCTTCTCGCTAATTCGTCAGTAATAAAAGAATAATCACTGGTGTTTCTCTCACGCAATACACCATTAATTACAGTTCCAAGTTCAACAAAATTACTATCATCATAATCTGTTAAATCTTTTTTGGCCAGAGAAGTTGAAATCTTAAGTCTATCTGCTCCAGGAGCACCAAAATTATTAAATCCAGCAGAATTGTCTGTGAGTGAAGGATCAAGATCAGCATTGACAATTGTCTCTTCAATCAATAAACCAATTCTGTAACTTGGAGTATTACTATATTGATCTAAAATTAAAGTTTGATCGGATACATTCAGAAAAGTCCCTTTTCCAAAATATACACCATTACTAATAAAATATGCAGATCCAATCGCTGTGGCATTTTCACTTACAGTGGATGCGAAAGGTACGCCTTCAGCAATCAGTGTGTTCGCAGTAGAAATAGTAACATTTGAAGTTAAAAGCTCGCCAGATCTAAAAATACTCTCTTGATTACTTGTTCCTGAACCAGAGTAATTTACAAATAAAGTAACTTGATCTCTAGTAGAATCGGAACTGAGAATATAATTATCAACCGTAGCATTTACACCAGACTGTTGTCCAGTAATTTGTGATCCAACTAATTGATCAATATAATCCGAGAGTGGGACTCCAAGATAAGTATTTTCTAAAACAACACACTCATAGTTAGTTGAATATGTCGTATTTCCAGGAATTACTTTTGCACCTTCTTTAAAAAAGTGCTGCCCAAACCTCTCAACCTGATTCTGCAGTATGGATTGAAGAGATGTTAATTCTCTCGCCTGTACTGGATAACCAGGTTTGAATAAAACCTTATAATAATCCTTCTGAGGATCAAAGTCGTCAAAATATGGAGCGACGTTAAGATTGGTTTCCT